GATCGGCCTCCTTCACGAATACACCGTTCACCATCCGCCCGCGGCGGTCTTTGATTTCGCTGTAGGCCAGTTCGGCGCAGCGCTCGATACTCGTCCCTTTCTGCATGGCCAGATTTGTCAGGACGACGACGCAGTCACCGATCGCATCTTCCAACAGATCCTGGTCATCCTTTGCGAGGGCTTCGCAGACTTCCCCGAATTCCTCCCCCAGCTTCAGCGCCTGCTTTATCGGATCCGCTTCATCGAGACCGCGAATGATTCCCCATGTTCTAATTCTGTCTATTGTCTGCTGCATGATAATCCACCTTTCTTTTTCAGCATTGAAATTTTGCATTGTCGTAGGTAAGAGAAAAGTGAGTGGCGGGCGGAGCGTAAGCCCACCACCTTTTTTCTCTACGACCGGTAGGGAGGGAAACGAAACTTATATATGTATATATATAGGTTTTCCCTTCCCTCGGAAAAACTCGGTAAATGCTCGACTTTTTCCCTCTTAGTGAAAGTAGGGAAATTCCTCGATGATTTCCCTGTAGAGGGAAGGGAAAGTGTTCGACTTTTTCCCTTGCGAGGGAAAGGGAATTTCCTCGACTTTTTCCCTCTCACTTTCTACCGACTTTGCCGTCATCGACCCAGAACCCGCCATGATTCTTTATCCTGTTTCTTACAGTTTTCTCCGTAACGCCCATGTATTCTGCGAGTGTTTCGACCGTTACTTCGTCATCAATGGAACATCCGTCAAAAGCGGTTTCCAGTGCTTCCTTCTGCTCTGCTTTCCTATCCTTATTGGACTTCTTCTTCTCAAAATTTTTCTTCTAGGGTGGCGCTTCGCCTTCCGGTTCGATGTCCTTCAGGCTACCGACCGTATCGACCGAATGCACTGGATAGTCGAACCACATATTGACCGGCTCGAACTTCGGATACTCCCGCAGCGTGCCCTCGACGCGCCAGGCAGAACGGATCTGCACTTTTCGGACGGCAGCGTTGCACTCAGCGGCGATCGTGTCCATCAGATGAGGGATAGCCCGCTTCGCATGGTCATCCATTGCCGTCACCGTCAGCAGGTCGTCCTGGGAGACATGCTCATCCAGGTAGTCATAGTTGTACGTCTCGATATACTTCCGGTAGATGGCGCACATGGCCTTGGCTTCTTCCTGCTTCAGCAGCGCATCCGATAATTCCAACTCGACCAGGTCGATGAGCGCGTCCGGGTCCCGGGCGAAGACGCCGGAACCAGATGCCCGGTCCATTGACTTCTTGCCACCCTGCGAGCCCTTCGAGTGGTGGTGACAGTAGATGACGCTGGATCCGAGTTCTGTACAGATCTTGTCGAATTGATTGGTGAAGTGGGCCATCTGATCCGCACTGTTCTCGTCGCCCGTCAGCACCTTGTAGATCGGATCGATGATGACGGCGATATAATTCTGTTTGGCCGCACGGCGAATCAGCTTCGGCGCCAGTTTGTCCATTGGGACCGATTTGCCACGCAGGTTCCAGATGTCGATGTTCGGCAATTGATCCGGCGGCCAGCCCAGCGCCTGGTAAACGTCCTTGAATCGATGGAGACAGGACGCCCGATCCAGCTCCAGGTTTACGTAGAGGACTTTTCCCCGGGTGCAATCCCAGCCAAGCCACTGCCGGCCTTCTGCGATGGCAATGGACAGCTCAATCAGCGCGAACGACTTCCCGGCCTTGGATGGACCGGCCATCAGCATCTTGTGACCCTGCCGGAGCAAGCCGTGAATGAGCGGCGGTGCCAGCTGCGGCATGTCGTGCCAGAAGTCGGTCAGGCTTTCCGGATCCGGGAGATCGTCATTGATGCCCTCGATCCATTCATGCCACTCTTCCCAGTTCGCTTTTCCGATGTTCGTATCGATCAGGAACTGCTTTTTGCCATTCCGTTCGATGCCCGGCATCCTCGACAGACGAGATGGATTCCGGTTCTGATTATCAATGTTCAGGCCATTCTTTTTGCAGACGTTGTAGAGGTAGTCAACACGTTTCCGGTACTCGTCATAATTGGCGGCTTCAACCTTAACAATGGCGTGAATGCTTTTTTTTCCGGAATAGACGAGTGTCGCGATTGGCAGCTCGAGTTCCCGCATGATGGCGTTCTGTTTCTCGATATCCATTGTGTCGGACTCTACCAGCGCATACTTGTATTCGGTTACGTTGTCGTTTTTGACGCCCTGGCCATCCAGCGGATTAAACCGGATCCACGCCCCCGCTTCCGGGTTGTAGTCGCCGAGGACTGCCCCGATGTCCCCGTTCGACTCCGTGAGTGCCTGGATGAGTTCCCCGGCGGTCCTGTCATAGTTCCCTTTCGTCGGGAGGAACTTGCCGTCGTCGTTCTGCCAGGTCGATGTGACGTAGCCGACATTCTCCGATGCTTCGAACAGGGTCTCAAGGTAGGTGATGATCTCCTTGACGGGTTGCCAGTTCACTGGCTCCGTGATCTCCTTACCCTCGATCCAGTTCCGGTCGACAACGACGTACTCGTCATTGCCAACAATCTCGTCATTCCAGTCCAGCTCCCGGTCTTCCTGGGAGCGCGGCAGCCAGCCGTTGTCTTTGGCCATTTGCGTGATCGTGGCGCCGGTGACGGGCGAGCCGCTGCCCTCGAAGCTCATCCACTTTCGGAAGCATTCTCCGGGCTTGTACCGGCTGTCGCTTGCGCTCCACTTATCCCAGTCGCTGGCCGTGTAGCCTTCATGTTTCAATGCCATGCCCACGTTGACCCATTCCTGGTAATCCAAAGCGGCCGGGTCAACGTATTCGAGCAGGTCTGTCAGATTCAACTTGGATTCCATGAAATTACCCGCTTTCGTTATTAAGAGGCTGTGCTGCCTGTCTGTGCTAGAATTTGAGCTTTGATACTATCCGCTTTCTGCAGATGTGCTATGTCGCCGGTCTGCAGGTAGAAATGGACATACAGGGCGTATCGTTCCAGAAGATTTTCCATCAGGACTCCTCCTCGAAATCTTCATAGCATGTTTCGCAACAAAGTTCGTTGCTTTTCGGGACTGGATACATGTCATCCAGTTCGCAAATACTCCCACAAAACGGGCATGGTGTAGGCATGTCCATCATCCGTCACCCCTTATATTCTTTTGGATTGATTCCCTGCGGAATGCGCCATCCATTCGCCGCGATACGGTCAATCAGAGACTTGGCAGAATCAAACTTCCAGCTGCCGACGTGTTCGAAACCACGCTGTTCCAAGAACCGGATCTGCTTCGGTGTCGTCATGCCCTGATCGCGGCGCTGTTCCAACCGGTCGAGCAACTTGGACGCCTTGCCAGCATTGTCGATTTCATCCGGCAGGATGCCGACTTTCTCGAGTTGTTTCAGCTGCTGGGTAGACGGCGGCTCCGATTCCCATCCGAACGCCGGGACGTAGCTGGCCAGATCCTCAGCTTGGATACTCATCTCGAACTGCAACGGGTCGACGAGTTTCTTCTTCCGTTTCTTCATCTCGGCCAGCTGTTTGGCCAACGCTTCCTCTCGCTGGGCGACGACGTCTTCAGCGGCCGTCACTTCCACGGCTTCGAGATCGAGCGCAATGCCGGCCTCTTCAATTCGCTTGGTCATTGCTTTGGCCACTTCGTCATTCTCCGCGATCAGATGCGCCGGATGGCAGAGTTCATGGCGATCCGTATGCCACAGGAAGTCGAGAAGCAGTAATTCAGTTTTGCCAGGATACAGCCGGGTACCGCGCCCGACCATCTGGGAATAGAGCGATCGTACTTTGGTGGGCCGCAAGACGACAACACAGTCTACAGATGGGCAATCCCAGCCTTCCGTCAGTAGCATCGAATTGCAGAGGACGTTGTACTGCCCGTTGTCGAACGCTTCAAGGATTTCCGCCCGATCCTGGGACTCTCCATTGACTTCTGCAGCCCGGAATCCTTTTGCGTTCAGGATTTCCACGAACTTCTGACTCGTCTTTACGAGTGGAGTGAAAACGACAATCTTCCGGTCGGCCGCATTTTTTCGCATCTCCTCCGCGATGGATTCCAGATAAGGATCGAGCGCTGTGCCCAAGTCACTTGTCTTGAAGTCACCGGCCTGCTGACCCACTGCCGACAGGTCGACGGTCAGGGGCAGCGTGAGCGCCTTGATCGGACTGAGATAGCCGGACTTGATGGCCTTCGGCAATGTGTACTCATACGCCATACTTTCAAAGTAGGATCCAAGGTTCCGCATGTCGCCGCGGTCGGGCGTCGCCGTGACACCGAGCACATTGGCTTGGCTGAAATAGTTGAGCACTCGCTGATAGCTGTCCGAAATACAGTGGTGCGCTTCATCTATGATGATTGTGTCGAAAAAGTCCTTCTCGAACTGTTCCAGTCGCTTCTCCCGCATCATCGTCTGCACACTGCCCACCACGACCCGGAACCAGCTGCCGATCGATGTCTCCTGCGCCTTCTCGGTAGCACACTTCAAACCGGTAGATTTCTGTAGCTTGTCGGCCGCCTGCTCGAGCAGTTCGCCCCTATGGGCCAGGACAAGCACCCGCTCGCCCCGTTTGACCCTGTCCTCAATCACCTTACTGAATACGATGGTTTTGCCACAGCCAGTCGGGAGGACGAGGAGCGTCCTTTTGACGCCCTCATCCCACTCCTGTTGGATGGCCTGTCTGGCTTCCTCTTGGTAGTCTCGTAGTTCCATTGGTCAAAGTCCTCCCCTTTTAAAACTGCCCCGGTGTGAAACCGCCTTGTTGTGGCGTCTGCGTTGGGAATGGCTGCTGCGTCTGCGGTTGTTGCGGTTGTTGATACGGTGGTTGTTGATACGACGGCTGTTGATATTGCGGTGCCTGCTGTGTCTGCGCTGTTGTGTAGTTCTGCGAGGCGCCGGCGGCGTCTGGCTTCAAGAACTTTTTCACCTGGTTATTGGTGCGTTCTTCGCCGTCACGGCCCGTGAATGTGTTTAGTTCCAGTTCCAGTCTGCCGGTAGCCCCAACGACCTGCCCCCAGTTCATTCGCAATGGTTCGCCTTCTTTTTTCTGGCCGATCCCAACGAAGAAGTTGGACAGCAGTCCTTCCGTCTTTGTGTGCAAAAACAGGTTATGGAAGACGGTGACGTCCCCGTGCTTCTGCGAGTGGATCGTCAGCTCCAATTTTGCTTGGTTGCAGGCGGGCATCTTGGCACTTCCAGCAAAGCGGGCACGCTCCATCTTTGAAACTGTGAAAGCATACTCCCCAGGTTCCAGCAGGGTGAAGTCCCCACCGTCTTTTAATATCTCGTCATCCCAGCTTAATTCACGTTCTGTCATGCTCTATCACTCCTATTTTGTAAGATTAAAATGGCAATTTTTCACGGTAGTCGAGAATCATTTGGTACACTTGCGGCCATGCGCTGACGAGCACACCATCGATGAATCCCGGGTCATAATTCGTGATCGGCGTATCCATCGGATAGTAGCCTTTCTCACCGACGACTACCTGGATATCCAACTCCCCAACGCCGTGCTGTTCCATGAGATCCCGCAAGGATGCCGGGATATTCGGATCCAATGACTTTTGCCGTTCGACCGGCGCGGACGGTGCTGCAGGAGCCGAGTTGTTGACAGGCGGCGTAGCCGGCTCAGGAGATGGCTGCGGCGCTGGTGCTGTCGGCTGTTGCGGCGAAGCGACGGGCGACGGCGGCGCTGTCATTGGCTGCTGTGGTACCGTTGCTCCGAAGACGTGGGCAATGTTCGCGTAATCGAGTGGTAATTCATCCGGCAGCCCTTGACGGTTCTTCGCGTCCCATGCCGGGTGGTGAGTCGTGTAGATCATGCGGCGACCACCCTGGGCTTTGTGCTTCTTGCCGTTCTCATCCGCCGCGACGGAAAAGGTCTTGTAATTGACGAAGAGCAGGAGATCCGCCCATTCCTTCACAAGCGGCGCTGTCTTCTTCTCGAGTTTTAGCTGATAGCGGTCGTAGCTTCCCATCTCGTCCGGCTGCTCGAACTTCACGATCTGACTATGAGCGACAAGGACAACGTGCATGCCGAGCTCGACCACGTCCGACAGCTTGTTCAGGAACCGGCCGAAGTCTTCTGCCAAATAGACATAGCCCTTACCGTACCCGAAATCCTCGATGCCGTTCTTGCTGTTCTTCGAGCAGATGGCATTTGCGCATAACTTCTCTGCCCAGTCGATCGTATCGATGATCAGTGTCTTATAGGTGCCGATCTGGTTTTTCGCCCAGTCGACCTGCTGGCCGAGCATTTCCCAACTGGACGGCTTCTGCAATCGGTCGACTGCGAGCTCCGTCGTCGACCCTTCGACGTCCAGAAAAATCGGCTGTGGGAATTGTGCGGCGAGCGACGTCTTGCCGACTCCCTCCGGACCGTAGATGACCACTTTCTTAGCTGTCTGCAATTTTCCACTGATGACTTGCATCAGAATTCACCTGCTTTCCATGTTTTCGGCTGTGTTGGGGCTTCGGGCTTTGTCTGACTTTCCGCGATGGCCTGACCGGCCACATAGCCATCCTCGATGATGATGCTGCACTCCTCCCCGGTACTGACCCGGGTAGCGATCGCCTGCAGCCCTTCCCCTTCCAGCC